CCGTCAACACGCATTGTTGCACGGAAGGTGACAAGGCCTGTGCTGAATGCGAAGTCATCGCTTCGATCCAACTTGATGCCGCCGACTTGGCGAACATAGTACGAAGGAAGGTGTCCGAAGATTACCGACTTCGCGCTTGTTGCTGTGTCAACGATTGCTGGGTTCTCGAATACTGGGTATCCGAGGAGCAAGTCGTTTGCATCAGCGTTCAATGCTGGTTGGAACACATAGTTGCCTGCTGTGTCTTTGAGAGAACGCATCTGACCGATTGACTTCGAGTTCATCTGGAAGCCTGAACCTGGAAGACGACGACCTGCTGTGTCTACCGAGTAGACAAGGCTGATCAAGTTGTCTGCCGTGAACGCACCAGATACACCCGTTCCGCCAGTTACGCCGGCAGCTGCTGCTGCGACGATACCTTTTGGTTGGTTTGTTCCTGATCCGACTGTCAAAGCCGAGTTCACACGGAAGCCAAGTTCGTTGCCGACTTCGCTTGCCAAGAATGACAAGATGTCAACACCGCTGTCCTCGATCAACTCTGTTGAGAGCTGTACAAGGAATGAATACTTGTATGCACCCAAAGTGATGAACGAGTTGAAGATCGGATCCGACTCAGCGATTGCTGTGCCTTCGCCAGTGATTGCCGCAGTTGAATACTGAGCAAGTGATGGAATCTGAAGGTTTTCACCTGACGCTGTGTTCAAGACTGTTGAAGTCTGGAGCATCGGACCAACGTGACGAGCAAGCATGATGACCTGATCGTAGAACGATGTTGGAACTGGTGAACCAGTTGATGTCTTTACAACGTCACGCTTTTCAAACGAATGCGAACGAAGTTCGCCTTTCGCCATTGAGCGAATGACTTCTGCATCTGAACGAACACCGCGTGGTGCGTCAGCGACAGGACGAACCTGGTCTGCGATGTCACGAGTTGCTGCTTCAAGACGAAGTTCACGGGCCTCATCGGCGCGGAGCTTCTCGATTGTTGCTTGGCGATCCTCAAGTTCTTTGCTGATGCGCTCGTATGTCTGTGTCTCTTCTGCTGACAAGTCACGCTTCTCAGCGGTTGCAACATCAAGAATCTTCTTTGCGGCTTCCCACGCTGTTGCGCGTTGTGCCATTTGTTGTTCAATAAATTGTTTCATGATTACTCCATGATTGGTTAAGTTGTGGTGCGCAGGAAGTTGTCTTCCGATCGTAGCGGGACGCTTACCAATCTCTAGCCGTAGCGGTACGCTTACCGGCAGACGTAACTCTAGACGATGTCTAGATGTTTTTCAACAGTTCAAGATGCTTGGCCATCAAGTTCACTGACGAAGGAACTTTGGCTGGTTCGGCACGAAGTTTGCTGACCGCACCCGACAACAGATCAGCCGACTCATCTGACAGAGTGCCACCCGCTTCAAGGACTGTGATCGCTTCAGCGAGCTTGTCAACGTCAACACCTGTGCGCTCGGCAAGAATGTCTAGAGAACGAACAGAAGCCGAAGTTGCGGTATAGGCAGGGAACCCTGTCACGACCGACACTTCATGCAAACGTACTTGGCGCAGTTCACGGCTCATGCCGTCATCCGACCATTTGTCTCCACCAGTCGGAACTGAGAAGCCGAACGACATCGAGTCAACATCGCCGCGCTTCATCAACACGGACAGGTCACGGCCAACAGTTGTGTCAGGAAGATCTGCTTCAACGAGCAACCCTTTTGAATCTTCTTGCAATCGCAAAGTCTTTGACCTTGTTGAAGCAAGCAACATTGAAGAATCATGATTCATGTACATCTTGATCGGCATGCGACTCTTCAAAGATTTTTTGAACGCACCTTGCGCAATTCGCTCAATGAAGGGCAACGGTTCGGAATCAGAATTAAAAACTGCCGCATAGCCAGTGAATGACATTCCGTCACCTGTTGGCCCTGCGCGAAGTTCAAACTCGTTGACTTGGATGCGGCGTGTCTCAACCTTGTTGTCTTCCATGCCTGGAATGTTAGCAAAGTATTCAGTCTTGGCGCGATGAAACGAAAACAATCCTCGTTCGTCTTTGATCTGGTTTGATTTACGCTCATACCAATCTCGTGCCGGTTGCGGATTCAACGGGTTGATTCCCCACAGATAATGCGCGACCGCACCCGCACCAGGGAACTCGTCGTTGCTTGCGTCAGAGTTCTTCGGTGCTTGAAGATCTACTGCGTGTCTTTGCGCCCACGCATTTGATCGCACAATTTTATCTTCGCTGATCTGGCCACGAGCCATGTCTCTTGCTTCACGAACGGTTCGATCGACCAGCCCTTCACCCGCAAGACCTTGACCGTAGTAGTCCAATCCTTTTCTTGCAGCGGTGCGAATGTAGACAGGTATCTCAAGAGATACTTGTCGGACGGATGGCATCTCGTCTGCTGTAATTGTTTTCGGATCCATAGTCGCAATACCTAGATCGGAATATGCGCGTCGAGCGGCAGCATCATTGTCAATCGCCAACTTGACTGGATTCTCTTCAAGAATGTCTTGAGCCTTCTGTTTCTTGTATGTGGCAGTCGGAACAGACATATCTTCGTTGAACTCAATGTCATCGTATTGAACACCGGCATCAGCCAACTCTGAGATAGTCATATCTTCTTCATCTTCGCTTCGACCAGTTACAATGTAGATGTAAAACTCTTTATAAAGTTCGTTCACATAGTCAACATTTTTTTGAATACCACGACCACCAGCAATTAGCGTTCCGTCAATGTCAATAATGATGACCACATCAGCGTCTGAGTTACGTTCGCCACCTGGTTCCATGTCTTCGGCGATAGATACCGCGACCATCTGATCGACCGCATCTTGTTTCGTTGTGTGACAGCCGATGACTTCGCCATCTTCTTTGACGGTTGCCCAACCAGAACAATCTGGTGACTTGTCGGTAATGAAGTAAGGCATTAGACCAACAACAATACCTCAGCATCATCGTCCAAGATGCTGAAAGTTATTGTCCCGACTGCTTGTGTTTGCATTCCGTTCAAGGTTGCTGACGCGACCGCGTAGCGTCGTTTCGGTTGGATGACAGGTATCTCAACTTCTGGTAGCGGTTCAATTTTCTTGCGTCGTGGTGCGGCATATTGTCGTCCACCCGAAGGTGTTGGTTCTGGCTCTGGTGTTGGTGGGATGACTGTCGCGTTAGCAGTCGCAACCAGTCCACCAAGATCTGCTGAAGCGATTGCAAACTCGGTGACGGTCGCAGAAGCATTCGCATCTAAGCCACCAAGATCAGCTGAAGCGACTGCAAACTCGGTGACGGTCGCAGAAGCATTCGCATCTAAGCCACCAAGATCAGCTGAAGCGACTGCGAACTCGGTGACGGTCGCAGAAGCATTCGCATTTAAGCCACCAAGTGGTGCAGACAAGACTGCAAACGTGGTGATGGTCGCTGACACTATTGCCGACATTCCGCCTAGCGACGCTGCACCTGTCGCTGTGGTTAGGAACTGTCCGCCGTCAAGAACTCGTGTTCCGTCAAGTTGGCTTGAATCAAGAATGAATGCAATGCCACCATCAAGTCCAAACGTGGCGTCATCTAGTTGGCTTGTGTCGAGCAGGAATCTTTTCACCGCCATGGCGGAACTAACTTGCGACGGTTAAGGACGCACTGAGATTGCCCGCGGTGATCGTATAAGTATCGCCTGCGGTATAAGCACCAGCTACGACAGTTCCAGAGAACAAGAAATTGCCTGCCGTCAAATTATCCCAGACTGTGAAGTGTGTTGCATCTTGCGAGCCTGCGATATTTGTCCAAGAGATATCTGCATCAGAAGTAATTACGCCGGCAGAAGCAACTCCGAAAGAAATTGCTTTGCGAGTCGTTTCGGTTGCAGGGAACGCAGTGCCAAGCGGACCAGGATCTTGCGTGTGAAGTTTCACATAAGCAACAGCAACAGCGAACGAAGTATTGTTGCAAACCGAATTAAGCCATGAGTTGCAAAGATAAGCAGATAAACCGTGAGCCATTAGTCTTCCGTTCTTTCAGTGATTGTCAAGATGCGGCCATCTTTGTCGCGTTCAACTGTGCGCACAGTCGGCCTGTTCTCAGGCACGTTCACACGCACCACAGTTTCAGGAACATTGATGATCGGTGCTGCGACATTCACGTTCGCTGGTGGAACATTGACAACAACTTCTGGCATCGTCACGTTCACATCACGCTGGTTCACATCGTAAGACGGAGCAGGTTCAACAACTGGTTGCAACATTGTTGGTGCAACACCAGTGTGCATGATCGGATCAATGTCAAGTGCTTTCAACACCGCTGAAGGTTCGAAGCCTGAGTTGATGAGGCGTTGCGCCATAGAAGTTTTGCGGTCAAGTTCGGTGAGTCCAGCCGCACCGAGATCAACGTTCGCTAGTGGCACACGGTAAGTATCGCCGCCGTCTGCTGGTCGTAGGTCTTCGAATCGGCGGACATCGTTGATTGACATCCAACCTGCTTGCAACGCCGACGAATATCCTGCGACTCGTGAACCGAAGTCGCCGCGCATCAAACCATCAAGGTTGAACTTGAGGAACGCTCCACGGCCGTCAAGAAGTTTTGAATATCCGTCCTCAATCTTTGTGACGTATGGTCGGAGTGTGTGCATCACAAAATGGATGCCGTTCATTTCGACAGATGCGTATGCTTGCGCACCTGGTTGCAACACACCAGCCATTGATGGTGGTACACGGAACGCACGAAGGATCTCTTCAACTGCGAACTGTCGTGATTGCAAGAACTGTGAATCATCTGGTGCGACCGAAGTTGTCGTGTACTTCGCTCCGCCGAACAGAATGCCTGGACGATGTGCGCGACGCAAACCTTTGTGACCTTCTTCGAATCCGTCAACAAGCGACTTCGCTTGTTCGCGGGTCAGGTTGCCTGGGAACTCGATGATGCCAGAAGTGTGCGAACCTTGACCGAAGAACCTCGCAGCGAACTCTTCAAGTGCCTTTGATAATCCGAGGTTTTCTTTGACAAGTTCGATGCGTGAACGGCCACGAAGATCGCCTGGAAGACGCAACTCGGACAGATGAATCATGTCTTCATGTTCGATCACGTCACGGTTGTCAAACACATAGATCAAGCGTCGAGACTCGTCACGCTTCACTTCAACCTTTAGAGGATTCAATACAGCCAAACCTGCAACACCTTGATTGTCACGAATGATGCGTGTGAACGAGTTACCGTTCAACAACATTGACACGAGAACCTGCTGGAAGTGATCGGTGCGTGAGCAACCAATCTCAGGCATGTCCAACCATTCAGGTCGCGGACGGTAAGGACGACGATCACCGTCAACACGAATGAAAGTGTCGACCGGCAATGTTGAGATCGAGTCGGCGATCAAACGGACACACGCATACACG